AGACCTTACCCACGATCCTAAGAGTGGGATGGACTGCAGGATTATCTTTGAAGAGTTGAAGAAGGATAAGAGGGTCAAGTACCTCATCTTCAATGCCAAGATTTGGTCCCGTTCTCGTGGTGAGAATACCTATACAGGACCTAATAGGCACTCCACCCACCTGCACGTCTCCATCAAGGAAGACTGCGGTGATGACACCTCTAATTGGTTTGCTTGGCGCAATGGGCCAAAGCGGTGGGACCACATCCGTTCAAAGTTCATCAAAGCCAATCGCAAGAAGAAAACGCCGACAAGTCCAAAGGAGGACTAATGAAGGTAAATGAACAACTCAAGCAGGTTGCACTGACCTGGTTCCGAGCCGCTGCTGCTGCAGCGATTGCTCTGTTCCTCGCCGGAGAGACTGATCTCAAGACGCTTGGACTAGCAGCCTTGACAGGCTTCCTTGGACCAGCACTGAAGTACCTTGATACCTCTGCTCCAGAGTTTGGACGCAGAAAGAAGTAGTTAGCGTTACTGCGAGGCAAACGGCCCTCATCACCGAAAGGTGGTGGGGGCCTCTTTTTTGTTTTCTAGACCTGTTTGTCTACTGGGCAGGGGACGGTGACGATATTGCCACAACTGGCACAGGTGGCATCCAGGAAGTACCAGACCAGTTCATAGTCCTCGAAGCAAGCCATCACGTTGAATACTTCACAGCCACACGAGCAGACGTGGACTGGGCCAAGAGATCGTAGGTCAGCGCCGTGAACGGGTGGTAGGCTGTCTTGGTTTTTCAGCAGCCGGAGTAGACGGAACCACATTGCTCGGCACGGCTCCTTCCTGTGGTCAGTCGCCTCTCGGCCTTACCAATCACGGCCTCGGCCCCGTCAGGGGCCGTACCGTTATTCGCTTCGCTCATATTATAGTGATTCCATTGGGAGTGTCGCTGGGGCGACACGCCGTAAGGTGGTGTAAATTATGCACCTATGACCACACTTGTAGGGATACAGACAGCAACGAGTGTAGTGCTGGCTGCTGATAGCCAGATCACCGAAGATAATCTCCGCTCCATTGCATTGTCCACGCCCAAGATTGTAGAGGTTGGTCGGTATCTATTGGGTATCACGGGCGATACACGCCCTGGAGATATCTTGACCTATAACTGGAGACCGCCTGCTCCAAAGTATGGCGATGATCCAGTGGTCTTTATGGGCAGGAAGGTCATCCCTTCCATTGCCAACACTTTCAGGGAACACAACTACGACTTCAACGAGGCGCTCAAGGACAAGGACTCTGGGTTCGACTACCTATTGGCCTTCAATGGAAACCTCTTTCATATCGCCTGTGACCTATCGTTCTTCCAGTCTCAGTATGGAGCCTACGCGATTGGCTCCGGTGGGCAGTTCGCGCTGGGCTACCTCTACTCACAGGTCAAAGGAATAGCCATACCTTTCACGCGGGCCGAGCAGATAGCGAAACGCGCCATTGAGATCGCGTCGGTGCTTGACGTCAATACAAGCCTGCCCTTACAGTTGGTGGTACAGGAGAGGAATTGATATGGCAGGTTGGCACAGGGACCCATATACGGTCTACATCAATAGGTCGAGCCTACGTAACTTTGGTCTTGGTTTTGATAGATACCAAGAACTTGATGACTATGGCTACATCGTATTGGCTGACTCACTAGCCTTGAACTTTATATTCTTCAACATTACAATTACCCGATGGAGGGAAGACGCAGTATGGAAAACCAAGCACCTCTGAAGCACGTCGTAATGTTCTCAGGAGGTATTGGTTCTTGGGCCGCTGCCAAAATCGTTGCAGAAAAGTATGGGACTGATGACCTTTATCTTGTCTTCAGCGATGTCAAGGGATTCAGCGATGACCCACATATAGGGGAAGACGAGGATACTTACAGGTTCGTAAAAGACGCGGCAAAGAATGTCGGCGGTCATCTTATTACCTTGGTAGACGGCAGAGATATCTGGCAGGTTTTCAAGGATAAGAAGTTTCTTGGCAATAGTAGGCTTGCTCACTGTTCCTTTGAACTAAAACAAAAGCCAGCAAGAAAATGGCTAGTAGATAACTGCAAGCCAGAAGAGGTCAGAGTCTATGTAGGTATTGATTGGACGGAAACTCACAGGCTTCCAGCGATTATCAAAAACTATAAACCATACATCGCCGAGGCTCCACTGGCTGAACCTCCCTATCGAGACAAGGATCAGTTGTTTGAGTGGGCCGAGAAAGAAGGCCTAGAGATACCTAGACTGTATAAGTTAGGTTTCTCGCACAATAATTGCGGCGGTGGGTGTGTTCGCGCTGGACAGGGCCAGTTCAAGAAACTGTATGACATTATGCCTGAGCGCTTCAAGGTCTGGGAAGAGAAGGAACAAGAGATCAGGGAGCATATAGGCAAGGATGTCTCAATCCTGACAGAGATGGTCAAGGGTGAGAAGCGACCCCTAACCTTGGCTGAACTAAGAAAACGGATTGATAGTCAGTCATCAATGCTAGACTTGGATGATATAGGGGGATGCGGTTGCTTCTTCGAGGAGGACGAAAGGAAGGGTGAGCAAAATGGAGATTAGGGATTTCTTGATTCAGGCTCTCTACGAGAAAGAGAACTCTCGTGGCAGGGGTAAGCAGAAGCAGATAGGTCCATCGGAATTGGGTGGTTGCCGTCGCAAGGTTTGGTATCGACTCAACGACCAACCCGAAACCAACGACAATGAACTCAAACTTGCTGCTATTATGGGAACAGCAATTCACGGAGCGATTGAAGCGGCGCTTAGCAAGCGAGACGATTTGCTGATAGAGACCACCGTCGAGTATGGTGGGATGAAGGCACACGTCGATCTCTTCATACCTGAAACGGGCGACGTGGTTGACTGGAAAACAACTAAATATAAGAACCTCTCGTACTTTCCTAGCCAGCAACAACGCTGGCAGGTACAGGTCTATGGTTACTTGATTGAGAAGTCTGGCAAGGGGAAGGTCAGTCGGGTCAATCTTGTAGCCATACCTCGTGATGGTGATGAGCGTGACATCAAAGTCCACTCTGAACCCTATGACGAGAAAGTAGCGTTGGAGGCTTTGAACTGGTTAGAAGCCATCAAAGCCTCTGACGTTGCACCAGGACCAGAGCGTGATGAGTCTTATTGTAGGTTCTATTGCAAGTACTTTGACGCCTCTGGGGAGATGGGATGCGTTGGTCTAAAAAAAGAACGTACAAAAACTGAATTATCTGAGATACCAGAGGCTGAGAGTTTATCCGTTCTGCACTATGTGCAGATAGACGATGAGATCAAAACCCTTGAAGCGAAGAAGGAAGCAATCCGTGAGTCGCTTGCTGGTATAACTGGAGTTACTACTACTGGATATGAAGTCCGTTGGACTACTGTCCAGAGTAACACTGTCGATAAAGAAGCGGTGGAGAAAGCACTAGGCTTCGTGCCGACAAAGCAAGGAAAGGAAAGCACAAGGCTTTCAATCAAATCAACTGGAGGAAAGTAAAATGGCTGCACCCGATACAACGAAGTTCCAAGTGAACTTCAAGTTGGCTGACGGAACATTGGTCAACATCTATGCGCAGGACTCTGCTGAACTAGAGACCTCGCTTACTACGATTCAAGATACGGCGACTTTGATCCACAGTGTGAGTCAATCTTTGGGAAGCGCTCCGCAGACTGGGGGATATCGTCGTAGTTTCACACCAAAGCCCGCATCACCAGTGGGAGAACCAGCACCTGCTGAATCACCAGCAGTAGTCGAAGGACAGTCACCGAGTTGTAAGCACGGCACAATGACCTTCCGCACTGGTACTTCTGCGAGAGGTCCTTGGAGAGGATGGATGTGCGCTGCACCAAAGGGTGCAAGCGACAAGTGTCAAACAATCTGGGCGTAAACCGTGAGGGGGCCACGAGATTTCGAGGCCCCACTCTGCGCTCAATCTGACCCAGAAGCGTTCTTCCCTGAGAAGGGTCACACACCTACGCGGTCCGTCAAAGAGATTTGCTTCCGGTGTGAGCATCAAGTTGAGTGTGCTGAATGGGGCTTGAAGCACGAGAAGTTTGGGATATGGGGCGGTCTTACTGAGAATCAGCGTCGCATCATTCGCAGACAAAGGAATATAATTGTAGATTCTTTTCCAGTGGAGGTGTTCATTGCTAAAACTATCCCGCGCTTGGGGGACAGTAACAACCAAAGCAACGCCACTTCCTGAAGTTTGGAATGATCTTACGAAGTTTGACATCCGATTCCGTCGGGGTCAAGTGTGTATGGTTGCAGCCGCGCCTAACGCAGGTAAGTCAATGCTGGCCTTGGTCTATGCGATCAAGGCTGGCATACCCACCCTGTTCTTCTCGGCTGATACTGATACCTCTACCGTAATGCTACGCACTGCCGCTGCCATCTCTGGGCATACCCAGTTGACGGTGGAGCAGAACCTGCAACGGTCTGCCAATTATTATGACGAGGCTATGGCGAGCGCTGACCACATTCAGTGGGTCTTTGACTCATCACCAACGCTTGATGATATCGAGTTAGAAATCAAGGCATACCTTGAACTCTACGGTGAGATGCCACAGTTGATCGTGATAGATAACCTAATGAATGTCGTTGCTGAGACGGACAATGAGTGGGCAGGACTGCGGGCTATTATGGCTGAGTTCCACGATATGGCTCGCAAGACTGAGGCCTGTGTGATGGTCTTGCACCACGTCTCTGAGGCATCAGAGTATGGCTCGCCTGAGATGCCACCACCACGCCGTGCTATTCACGGCAAGGTTTCTCAGTTGCCAGCCATCATCTGCACACTGGGCTACGACCCACTGACCAACTCATTGCGGATTGCAGCGGTAAAGAATCGCTTTGGAAAACACTCAGCCAATGCCAGCGAATGGGCCACTCTTTCGGTAAACTTTGCAGCGTGTCAGATTAGGTCCGTCACTAGCGAAGAGGGTCGAATGTATTTCAGGGATGCACAGTATGCAAACAAAAACTAATCTTGTTATCCTGCCTAGCAGAAGCAGGCCAGAGAGCGTAGAGCGTGGAGTCAATGCGCTACTAGAACACTCACGCATCTCAGATATTATCGTGGCTATTGACAAGGATCAGTCCAAGTTATATCCACGCTTGGATGGCGTGAAGTATGAGGTCAATAAGAGGCTTCGTATGAATGGCACACTGAACCTGGTAGCCAAAAAGTATGCTGACAAGTACGAGACTATCTACTTCCTAGGTGATGACCACTTGGTCAAGACCCCAGGCTGGGATGAGATTCTCTACGAGTCCATCAAGGAGCGAGGCTACGGCCTTTCCTATGGCAACGACTTGCTTCAGGGTCAGAAGTTAGCCACCGCTGTAATGATGTCGACCAACATCATCAGAGCCATTGGCTATATGTCCCCACCGAAACTCATCCATCTCTATATGGATAACTTCTGGATGTCATTAGGTCAAGCACTGGACTGCCTGAAGTATGAGCAGAGGGCCATCATTGAACACCTGCATTATGTCGCTGGTAAGGCAGACAACGATGCTCAGTATCAAGAGGTCAACAGCCCTGAGATGTATAAGAAGGACCAAGAGACCTTCCTAGAGTATGTCAGGGCTGACCTGAAGACTGACCTTGAGAAGATCATTACGCAGGTGATACAACCGTGAATCTGTTTTCCTATTCTCTCTATGGGGATAACCTCAAGTACACAGTGGGTGCTATCAAGAACGCCATCATCGCAGAGCATATGTTCCCTGACTTTGATTGCAGGTTCTATGTGGGCAAGAGCGTACCGTCGTGGGTCATCCAGACTTTATCGCTGATGCCACGTGTAGAGATAGCCAGCGTTGATGGGCCGGAGAATCATACGGCTATGTATTGGCGCTTCCTTGCCTTTGCTGACCAGAACTTTGAGAGGGTAGTTATCAAGGATGCTGATGCTCGTCTTGGCTACCGAGATCGAGTAGCCCACGATGAGTGGGTAGCCTCTGACCTGGACTTTCATATCGTCAAGGACCATCCAACCGGACATAGTGAACCTATCATCGGTTGCCACTTCGGAGCCAAGCGCGGAGCGCTCGCAGACATTGCAGAGTTGATGGGCCAATACACCATCTCCAATCAGTACGGTTCAGACCAATGGTTCTTGCGGGACAAGGTGTATGACAGGGCTATCAAGTCAGCGTTGGTTCACGACGAGTACTACGGGACACAGGTTGAAGAGCCATCACGTGTAGCGTTACTACCTAAGAGAGACTGGACTCTGGACCATATCGGAGTGGCAGTCGATGAGAATGATGATTTCACCTACGAGGTAGATAAGCAGACAGCCCAACGCGAGACGGGTGGAACCCGCTACGCCTACAACTTTGGAGACTTATGAAGGTATTGATGACGGGCCACAAAGGATTCGTTGGTCGCAACTTCTTGCGCTTGGTTGACGGCTACAAGTGGGATATTACAGGCATTGATATCAAGGATGGTATCGACTGCCGAGACTTCTTCAAGAAGGAAGATACCCAATACGATCTTGTTATTCACCTCGCCGCTATCGTGGGTGGCAGAGAGACGATTGAGGGCAGGCCACTGGCAGTGGCTGACAACTTTTCTATTGACTCAGAGTTCTTCCAGTGGTGCTTGAAGACTGAGCCTAAGAAGGTGGTCTACTTCTCCAGCAGTGCGGCTTACCCTACACAGTATCAAGTCGAGGGTAACGAGCGCAGGCTACGTGAGGATATGCAGACCATCTACGATCCACGCAAGCCTGATATGACCTACGGTTGGTCGAAGTTGGTAGGAGAATACCTTGCATCCTTTGTCAAGAATGTCTACATATTCCGTCCCTTCTCTGGGTATGGCTCGGATCAAGACCTAACCTATCCATTCCCTATGTATATCAAGAAGGCTTTGCAACCAGGAGATACCTTCGAGGTATGGGGAAGTGGTAAGCAGACACGAGACTTCATCCATATCGAAGATGTTATCTGGGCCGTGCTTACTGCAATAAAGGATGAGCCACAAGGTGCTACCAACCTTGGCTGGGGTCGCAAGACTTCTTTCTTAGAACTAGCGCAGATGTGTATGGATGCTGTCGGTATGCAGAAAGAGATCGTCACCAGACCGGACAAGCCGGTGGGTTGTATGCACAGAGTCTCCGACAACAGTAAGTTGCTGTCCTTCTATGAACCAAAGATTTGGTTGGAAGAAGGAATTGATAGGGCAGTTGGACAATGAAGGAGAATCAATAGTGCCTACATCGAGCCTTGATAATAAAGAGTGGATCATCGCAAAGGTTGATGAGTTGCAACCCAAGACCATCCTTGACGTTGGTGTTGGTAGTGGTATGTTCGAGGAAGCAGTAGTGCCTATCCTCGGCAAACCGTTTCTGCTTGAC